ATATTTCTTTTTGTTTTCACCAGTATAAAATGTACCGCTTAGGGTCTTTCGTCTTTTAGGACTCATTCTAATTGGCTTTTGTTCTGTTCCAATCTGTGGCATAGCTACTCCTAACGCTTAACAGTGTACTTAACACCACGGTATACGTATGTAATTTCCATAGCGAACTCCTCCAAAGGTTATGCGTTCCTTCGGGGATAATCCCCTACTTCCGTCCTATAAGGATGAACGTAGCTGAAATAAAGGGGGAGTATTTCATCCCCCTGTAGTATTTAGTCGATGCCGTAGAAAGCAGATACGAGAGCTTCAGGTCGCAAAACCTTAGAACCGTAAACGTGCAGTCCACGAACAATGTCACCAAAGCTATCAGGATCACGGATAACTTCTGTATTCACAATTGTTTGTGCAGTACAGGTTGATGACATATGACCCGCCAAACACTTACCAGCGGCATTGCTAGTGGCGGCAATGTTGTTGGTCTTGTACATATCAAAACCACGCAACTTACCAGAGCTAACCAATCCATTACGGATAGAGCCTTGACCAGCGTTGAAGTCTACGCTCATCAGCTTAGATGAGGTTTGAACCAACTGCTCGTAAAACTCAGGATTAGCCAAGAACCAACGTCCTTCTTCCGGTACATTAGCTTCGTCAAGAAGACGAGCCATGTGAGAAAGAACATCAATTGGATCGTGCTCACCAGATGCAAAACCAATGTCGAGGTTACCAGTACCGTCAAAAGTACCAGCCGCAAGATCAGTCGCGTTATCAGAACCAAGAATGTGGTTGGGTGAAGATGCAGAAACACCAGCAAACATAGTCACAAGTACACCTTGGTCATACGCATCACGCAGGGCGTAAGCGGCTGAAGAAGATGCAACTTCCTTAAAGTTTACGTGTGACATTGAAGTTTCAATATCATCTACGATAAACTTAAATGCGTTTGCGGTATCTACTACAAGGTTGATCTCTTGGTCCGTCAACTTAGTAGCAGTTACATCTTGACCACGCTCGTACTGATAGACGGTGATCTCTGGCTCTTTGATGATACGCACTGTGTCACCATAAGCAGTAATCTCGCCAGCATAGTCAGTGTTAGTAATACCTTCTACAACTGATGACTTTCGGAAGAAGTTGAGAACCTTCTTGGAATAGACAGCAGGAAGAAAGTACGAGTTAGTTTGACCCGCAACAGAGTTTGCAAAGTTGGCATCTGTATCTGTTGACGGCTCAAAATATTGGTCAGATTGATTATAAGCCATTGTTAAAATCTCCTAAAAAAGACAAATATTATTTTGCTACTCGTCCTTCTTGGATAGCCAAGTCAATTTCTTTTTCAAAACGATCATAGTCATCCATAGACAGAGAAGCAATTTCCCGTTGTGTCCAAATCTTGGCTTGTTGTGGCTCAACTCCGGTTGTCTTTGTTGATACCATATCAGCCGCATTGGATCGTGAAAGTTGTGACTGTCGAGAAGACTTTTTTATTGCAATATTATTTTCCATCTTATAAAGATCTATTGCACGACTTGCTAAACCTACATTATCTGGGTTGTTGTAAATCCAACGCTGAATATCTTCAGGCTGGCCCTTTGCCCATTCGTGAAACTTGTCATCACCCCTGATATCTTCAAAGTCAGGATGTCTCTCTCTGAGAGCTATTTCAGCATCACGTTTTGACATTTCTGCCTCACGCATTTCAATTGCTGATAGTTTTTGTTGAAGAGCATTCATCTGCTCTTCGCTTCTCATGTGAGCTACTGTTTCGACAGTATCATATAGATCAGGATGCTCTGCTCTAAACCGTTCAAGATCTTCAGCAGTTTTTGGCGGTTGATACTGCGGTTGAGTAGACCTTGCCATTGCTTCTAGTTCTTGTTCACGTTGTTTAAATTCAGAGATCTTTTGATCGTAATGTTTTTTTAGATCGTCATATCTCTTTTTATAGTTGGTTTGAGGACGATTATTATCTTGAGGGGTTCCATCTTCGGAAGTAGCCTCTTCCTCAAAAAATAATGATTCCGCATTTTTTGAAGCTTTTGGCTCAGTATTGTGCCAAGGCTTTTTTGCATTATACGGATTCGCTTGCTCTTCTTCTTCGTTCATGTCACTTCTCCTTTCTGGGGCTTGTTGTCTTTCAAGGTGGCTGTGTTAATGCGCTTTTTTAACACAGGGTCTTGATACTACAAGGTGGCCTCAAGGTTATAAAATGATAAGGGGCTAGAGTTCTAGGTAGCCTTATCGGTTCATTAGGCTAGGCATACGGCTTGAGTAAAGCATTTGGCGTTCAATGTCCCTTTCGTCATCCTTGTCCATCTCAAACCTATCTAAAGGGTTTGAAGTTTCTTCAGGATTAACAAATGGGTTTGTGCCAGCTTGACCTCCGTTTGCCATGCCCATAAGACTGCCATCAGCGGCACGTTCAGCATCATCCATCAGTTTTTGGAGATTGTCTGCGCCTATCTGGTCAGTCGCTTTTCTGGTGATTACAAATTCACCATCCGATAACCTCGCGGGTATCGAATCTGAGATACCAGTTCCCGGCCCTTCTACTTCACCGGAACCAGCAAATTCTGATGCACTAAGCATTACTTTATCTAAGATCCCTTCAAGTTTTGGATCTGCATCAAGAACCTTAAATAAATAATCTTGCTCTTCTGGTTCTAATACTTGTTCTGCTACGTAATCTACATACTCTTCTTCCATTTCTCCGTCATCTAACATTGTCGCATCGTTTTGTGCTTTTTCTTCTGGACTAATGTTATCGTATGTATCTACAGGAGGCTCTTCAGTAGGCAGACCTACTGCAATAGTAACAGGCATTTCTTGACGCTCTGGAGGAACCATCATAGAGCCTTGATTTAAATTATCTCTTGCGGCATCATCTTCAGCTTTACGCATACGTTTTTCAACCATATCCTTATAAAGCATCCTTAAATGATTTATACCCGCATCTTTACCCTGCATTAGTCTTTTTATTTTTTCTTTATCATAACCAACCGCAGTTCCTTTTTCTATAATTTCATCATCTACTTCGCGTATTGCCGCAAACTCGCCCATCATTTCAGCATAGCCTTCTAGCCCTTCTTCTTCTCTTAACGCCTTTAATCGCTCTTTAGAAAAATATAAAGCATCTCCATTGCGAGTGCTTAGTAATTCTTCTTGTTGTTCAAGATCTATATCTATGCCTTCTTCCACACCGCCATCTGCTGGCTCGTCAGCCGCTTTGCTTTTTTTCTTAGAAGCAAACTTTTTCATCACTTCTCTTGCGGCTTTACTAGCGATAGAACCAATACCAAACCCTTCTCTTGGAACCATTAAAGATCCCATAGCTTTATCATCACGATCAAGATCGACACCACGGCCCATCAACACATCTGCTTGTGTTATTTCGCCGTCTTTGTTTAGGTCTGGAAATTTTTTAGCCATCGTCTTGTTCCTTTCGTCTTTGAATTACTTGTTCTTTTAGTGTTAAAAGGTTAGCCAGAGAACTCACCTTCCCCTGCTTGCGGAACATTTCCTGTTCCGATGTTGCCACCGCCAGTGCCTGTAACTCCAACATCCGTAGGTTGTTGAGGTGCTCCTTCAGGGCTTCCCATAGCTCCCGGTTGTTGACCAAGGGGGTCAGCCTGTTCGCCAGTTGTTTGTCCAACATTATTTTGCAGTCCTATAATTTGTGCGGCTATTGCCGCTTCTTCAGGGTCATTTAATATTTCGTCAGGGTCCAGATCTAAACTATACGCCAGTTCACTAATAAGTTTTGACATTTTAACAAACGGTGCAATAGCTGGGTTTTGAGCAGTTTGAAGAAACATTGTCAATCGTTGACTACGTACTTCTTTCTGCATAAGGCTGTTTGTACCCATAGCCTTAATTTCTAAATCACCTTCAGTTTTTAGTTCTCCTTCAAAGAACTGCATATTCCACTGGAAGTAAGCTTTGCCCAGAGGCTTTAACAAAAAATCATCTAAGTTTTTTACAACTGTTTTAATATTAAGTGATGCCGCTCCTAACAGCATCGACATTCCTGACGCAGTACGAGTCATGCTTTGTACGCCTGTCATGCCGTGTGAATAACTTGGTATTCCTGTTTGTTCGTCTGCAAGCTGTCGGAACTTATCGAACATCATCATATTTTCTTGAGATGTGTTAGGAAACTTTAAACCATGTATAGATTGTCCTTGCACACCTGACTGACGCCTAAATACTTTGCCGGGATATATTTCCATGCTTTGTCCACCGACAAGCATAGTTTCGTCTACGTCAAAAATTACTGAACCACTAAGAGCTAGATTATCAATAGCCATACGTGCATGACCATTCATAATCTGCTGACTGTCGTTCATGTTTTCTGCTACGCCCACTCCAAAGAAACTGTAAGGGTTGCGTTCATATGGGAAAGCGTTATAAGGTATTCTGTGTGGTGTGAACGGGTTGATAACGGCTCTGAGCACAAGACCATTACAAATCCAAGCATTAATTTGTATTTCATCAAGTACGTCTACCCCGTCCGGTAATTCAATGCCAACCTCTTTAGCGTACTCTGCATCCATTAAACCCCAGTACTCAAGCACTTCAAAACGGCTTGCACCCAACTCTGACATACGCTGGTCATCTTTTAACTCATACTCATAGTCTTTTTCGGTATAGTTAGGGCCAAGCATAATACACTCACGAAGTGCTTCTTCATCAAAATACGGCATCTTCCGTAGTGCTCTAAGCTGTGAACGATTTAACTTGTGACGGTGAACTACATACTCACACTCTTCAATATCTGTAGCATTAGGATCAGGAAAGAAATCCCAAACGCTAACAAATTCAATCCTTGGCACACGCACCGCTGACGGGCTATAGGTTCTTCCATCTTCACTGTTTTCCCATTTATGTAATGTTTTATTAAAATTAAATGGTCCTTTTACAATGCCAGTTCCAAAAAGCGTAGACTCAAAAATTGCATTGCGAAGTTCTGTAGAACCGCCCGACTCATCAATTTGATCGTGAATAAGCCGCTCCATATTTCTTGCGGCTTCTTTAGCTGGAGAAATTTCTGGTATGTTAGGAATAGGCGTTGGCCCTGAAACAAATTCAACTTGCTCATCATCTTCAAAATCTTCAAATAAGCCTTGACCTGACGATAATGTTGCTCCCGGTTTTAAAACACGCCCATCTCCTGCAAACCCAACCGTGCTTTCTTGAGCCGGTGTAGTAGGCATTTCTGGTTGCATTGCCGCACTTGTTTCAATTCCCGGTCCTTCTTGAACATTTAAGTGCATATACTCATCTACACCCTCTGGAAGAGTTGTTGCACTAACACCTATTGGAAACTTACCAGTTCCAAAAATTACATCAATAAGCTGACCAAAAGCCGCTAATACTTTAGTCTTTGTTACTTTTATAAAGACACGAGACTTTTCAGATTCTCTAAATCTTACGTTTTTAGGATACAAACCCCTAAAATTATGATACGCTGTGATCCAACGATTTTCGTCAGAGTCTCTTGCCATTTGTGCTTCTGCATATCGTGCTTCAATCAAACCCGCAAGATTAGATTTAACTTGGGCTTCTGCATTAATAGACAGCCCATCTTCATTTTCTACAGGTTCAAAAAAGACGCCATCTGCACCAGCGACTAAAGTATTTTCTTCTGCCATAGTTTTACGGTAGCGTTATAAAGTCAATTACAAATGTAACTGTAGTAGCGGCTGTTGCAAGATTATTAGCTAAAGGCTTTAAACGAATGTGTAATGTTCGCTCTGAAGAGCTTGCTAAAGAAGCGGCAAGTGTCATAGCCTCTGACGTTGCAGGACCACCGCTCATGTTTGCAAACTTGTTAGCCGCCGCTGGAATACCATTTTCAATAATAAACAAAGGCGTGTTAGCGGCGATTGTTACAGCACTACCACCATCATCAGCAATTGCTTTTTCGTCAATGATCTGTCCACCGCCAGCGGAAGTGCCAAGATCAAAATCAATATCATCGCCTGATGCACCCGCAGTAACGAGGTTGCCTGCCGCAATCATAATAAGATTCTTAATGGATGTTCCTGCTGGTTGCGTAAAGCTAACGTCATAAGTTGCGTCTGCTGTTACGGCAATTGTGCCTGTAGTGGCTGTGGCTTGTGCGCCGACTCGTGTTGCAATAGCACGAACATCCCCAACGCTGGGAACTCCTGCATCGTTGCGTACATCAATAACTCCCGGTAGTGCTGACATAATGTTTCTCCTATATTGTATATACTGCGTATGCAGTTGTTATAATAATAACTGTACTTAGCAAATAAATGCCATATGTATTAAAAGGTCGCCAAACTCTGTGTTTCATTAGTATCCAAATGTTCCGTCTGCTGGTTGATAAATACTTTCTTGGTGTAAACGCCTCATACGACTAAACGGATCATCTAGCCGTGGTCGAGACATAATTAAATACCGCAACGCATCATACGCATGGTCTGGTGCGTGGGTATCTACATCTTCAGGGTTGCTTTTATCCAGAGGAATACTTTGTAGTTCGCGTATCAGGTTAGGACAAGTATTAAATATTTGTAGTTT